TTACCTCTTTAATGGAGGTAATTTCCAAGATATCACTGACAATTCAGATATAATAAACGATGATAATGGTGAGATAAGAAGGGTTATCATATTTATAAAAAACAATATCAATCCATGTGACATCGAAAGCTTAGTGAAGCTACGTATGATAAAAAATGTCCAAGTTCGTCTATGTTTATGCATTATAAACAACGATGACACCGCGAAAATACAATTCATCGAGTGGTTATCCACTAAATTAGAAATCCCACTTGTCAAATTTGACTTACGAATACTAAATTCGGATCTACGCTCATATAATGATAAGTCCGAACTGTTAATGAACAAACTAGTCACCGATCCTAATACACGATTTAATGATGAACTTTTATGGACTTATGGCATTGCCGACACTTCTGAAAATTTAGTGAAATTGCAGTTCCTACCCATTGAATTACTGCAACTTGGAAAACCTAGTGCTAATAATACAAAAGAAATTGTAAGCTTTCTTAATAAAAGAAATATTCCTTTTTAACTTTATCATCCAATTAATAAACAAATGTAATACCTTTTGTTTATTGGCGAGCTCATGGAGTTGTTCACGATGGCGCCGCGAATTCATCCAGGAAAACGCCCTGATAAACGAACGTAATACCTTTTGTTTATTGATAAACAAATGTAATACCTTTTGTTGCTAGATCTGCAAAGATTTCTTTCCAAGGTGTTAAGTCGCTAGGTTCTCTCCAATACCGATCCCTTATTTGGTTCTTTATGATATACTTATGAATTATATTTGGTCCCTTAATTTCTCTGAATTTACGAGGATTACGAATTATCGATACTAATAGAATTTTGAATTTCAAATCCGGATTAATTTGCTTTATAGCTGCTATAAATGCGTTTACATCTCCAAGATTTATGGCCTCACCAAAAAGCAAATCCCTAACAAACAGTATCTCATGTATCTCATGTAGCTCATGTAACTCATTGATACTTTGTTTTGGTATAAAGGGAACTAAACTATCAGTTTCTGACTTAGTTGAATCTACTGAGCTCGTATTTGGAGTATTTTTTATTTCACTAAGGAATCTTTGTATACGACGTTCCAATATGGCAGGGAATTCATTAATTTTATAATGTGCACTATAGATACTAGAATCATTAATGCACACAAGGTCATTGGCTGACACCATCTTAACAAGGGTAGGATCTTGTGCAAGTAATTTTATTACATTTGTTATCGAACTTATATGATTATTACGAAACCATTCAAATAAACCTGTTTCTTGACGTAATTTTAGTCGTCTCAGAACAAAAGAAATACCACAATGGCTTCCTAGAGGTATTATCTTGTAAACCATTTATAGATTATTGCTATATAAATTTCTGGTAAGTCACAAAGATTTAAGTTTACATTTTCCATGACATCGAAACATTCGAAACATTCGAAACATAGTAATTTTTTTTACCAAAAATTGCGGCAAGATTAGATGATACTTATCTTGGTTAGGATATAAAGACATATCACTATAGAATCTTATCTTAAATGGTAAAAAAAGGAATTGGAAAAACTAGTAAAGGTCCGCGAAGTACTTCTGGACTTAGAAATGCCCAGAGTAGAACACTCAATATGGATAACTTGGATTCTGGGATGGATGCTAGCATCGCATTTGCCTCTAATCTTCCAGAAGGCATGAATGGAATGGATCCTACTAGTATGCAAACATTTCAAAGTTCTGAGAATACACCTTCAATAAGTGTAAACGAAGATGTTCCACCTGGAATGCCAGAGATGGAACCAATAGAGAAGCTAGCTCAACCTATTTATGGTCCGGATCCAACATTCAGGAAGGAAAAAATAATAAAGTACGTCGAGGCTGTAGAAAAGTTTAAAAAGAAAGAGCCAGTAGCGACTTATCTCAAAAAGATCCAAGAATTAACGGATATTATGATGCATGTTTACAAACTTATACGTGATGAAAATTATAGTTCGGAGGAAGAGAAGAATGAATTAAGTCATAGAAATTCGAAGATTGCAGAGGAAAAACGCGGTTTAGAAAAAAAATACAAAGAGTTAATGGAAGGTCGATTCGCTGAATTTAAAGATGATTATAAGAATATCTATGAACTTGCTGTATCTGAACAGGGTATTAATAGATCAACTCTTAATCACGTATTAAACACTTATAGTGATTATCAAAAAGGCAAAATAAGTCACAATGCAGGAACAAATATTGGATTACGTTATGAAAAGACTAGAGCTGGCTTACCAGATGATTTCTTCACCTATTTGCCCGAATAAATTTCAAACTCCAGTTTTGTAGTTCCTCTTATATAGCGATCTAGCGACTAGCTAGCGATCTAGCAACTAGCGATCTAGCGACTAGCGATCTAGCGACTAGCTTAGTTCCATGTATTAAATTCATTCATTAATTTAATTCATCATTAATAGAATACTTAATACATCATGAGCTCAAGACTAGGTTCACTCAGTTTCTGATAAAATTTCTTATATAACTTATATACAAGAAGGTTTAAAAATAAATATGCAACAAGACAAAAAACCTTGTAAATGCACTAAGTGCCAGAAAGAAAAAAGAGAAAATTTAATTAGTAAAAAGGGAAGTCCCAAAGACTCAGATACTCCTAAGATATTAAAGGTTGATAAGAAGGAAAAAAGGATTACCAAAAATGCGGAATGTCATACAAGTTGCAATGAATCAGTCGATGTCAAAGTCGACGTTATTCCGGAAGTCTTACTAAAGCAACTCAAGAACAACAATCGTACCTCTTTTGAGATTGAATTAAATGCAGAAGCCCATCCTAATTGTCGCGTAGTAAAGAAGGAAGTATATGATCCAGTAAATTGTAGGTCCGTGACTAAATATGTTCTTCTAGTAGAATCTGATGTCAAACTCGAATGTGATCCTATAATTAAGCAGATATCCCCTAAACCTTCTGCTAAATATGAGATGGATGTTATTGTTGATGCTAAGCAGAACATAAAGACCAAAAAATAATTATTGATTAGGATTATTATACTCACAAGCAGCAGAACCAAAAAATAAATACATTATCTAAAAACCAACTCTATTTACGTACTTAATACGTAAGTAGATAATACGTAAGTAAATAATACGTAAGAGTCAAAAAAAGGGAGTGGTTAGGGAAAGGCGCGAGTCTTAATACATGAAATCCCTAACTTGAGAATTCTTTTAAAAGACCTAACTTTTTAATCAAAAGGAAATTACGTGGATTTGATAGCAAATGTGACTTATTCAGATAAATACAATCTTCATGTTTAATTGCCATATTGCGAGCGCCCATAGCTGTCTTTTTTTTTCCTGGAATTAGATCAAAATGTGTTTGCACATTCTGTCTTTCTAATTTTATAAAATCAGATAAGAAATTATAAGCATCCATGGTCTGTTTCCAACTTTGTGACCCTGTTATTATTACATCTCCCTCTCTAAATACTAAAATGCTTACAACTTTACAAGAACATGAACAAGTTAAAACGTGGGATGATGGATCAGAACTGGTAAGCGTATTGTTATTCTGGATTCCTATGGGTTTCAACGTAATTGTCGGTTTCTGTTTTTCAGCTTGTTTCTTCTTTTGTTCGCGATATTCTCTCGCTTCTGCTGCCACTAGAAGCTGTTTAGGAGTAATAAAATTTGTGGGTGTTTGACACGCTGAATCAAGATTATGAAGAATACAATCCTTAGTGGAATTATAGCTAACCTGAATTCCCTGATATATCTCTGGATCGAATCTTGTAGTTTGATTGTATCTAGTACTTAAAATATCAGCCATTTCTGCTCTATCCAAATGAAATCCCAATTTAAGTCCCATATTAATTAATGCTATTCGTAACTCATTCGGTTCATACACTAACTCATCGAGTTTTCTATCCTTACCAGAGGCTAGAGAGATAACTTCATCTGCTTTATTCATATAACTACTTAATTCAAGTGTAAATTCAGTTCCAGTAAATCCATCACATATCTTCTTAAAAAGTTCCATAAAGTTATTTACGACCATTTTCCCCATTTTACCCTTCATTAGCTGATCTAGCAAATCATGTATCATTAAACTTGTATCAGCATAATAGATACTTATTATCTTATAAACTGTAAACAAAATCAAGAGCTTCTTCTCCTGTTCTACGGTCAATGGAATAGATCCAATACTCTTTCGCTTCTTTTCACATGTTACTTGTCTTAGACTATGAAGATCGATAGGTAGTTTCTTATCTGGAATATCATCCCATCCTAAGTAATAATTAATAGCTTTTGATAGACTATTATATACTGGTATCATCTTGGATACAGTCTTTGTCCAATTAGTTTGATCTTTTGTAAAGTATTTCTTTATATTCGTCTGTAATGGAATTGTAATTATTCCTTGACACTCCAAAATAGGTAAGAGATCTTTGATTGCCTTATGAGGATGATGTTCTGTTTCTTTGCAGCCTACTAAGACTATCATACCATTGTTAAATAGTTTAAGATTCAATATCTCGTTAGTGTCAGAGTCATAATGGTAAAAGGTTATCTGATTGTTGAAATTACCACCCTTTTTCTCCTCCATACCTAGATTTTCATCCCCTTCTGAAGGTTCTATATCATCTTTGGTATCTTCTTTGGTATCTTCTTTGGTATCTGTTTTAGTCGTTCTGGTTGGTGTTCGGGCTGTTTTAGTTGCTGTTTGGGTCGTTCTGGTTGCTGTTTGGGTAGATAAGTCTGTTGCTGGTTTTAAGGTAGTAGATGAATTCATTGGTTTTTGTGAAGAAGCTGTCAATATACCTTGTGATAACATCCCGATAAACTGTTCTGAAAGCTTTATATACTTTGAAATTACATCTAGATTAAATCGTTTATTTATCGAACTTACCATCGTTATCGTATTTAGTTCCAATTCTGGCATCTCATATCCTTTAGAGACAGCTATACTTTCTGTTGCTTCCCCAATATTTGAATCACCATCAGTAATATCTTGGTCATTATCATCTAGTACAATCCTTGGTATTGTATTTGCTTCTTTATTATAAGAACTTATGATGGCAGTGCTACTACTGTTGCTGCTACTGTTGCTGCTACTACTACTACTACTAGTGCTGGTACTGCTGGTAGCACAAGAAAGTTCCTTAGAACCAATATTAGAAACAACTGTTTCATCATTTGCATTAACTTTTACGATCCCCATAAATTTTTGCAGAATTTCCGCTTCAAAATTGGCATCATATTCAATATCCATTCAGTACGTGTAGTTCTTTATTGTGTTAAAGTCAATAATAATTAATAATTAAGGAATGAGAACGCAACCACTAATCATTTTTTCTTACACATAATGCTCTTTAGGACCTTCAATATACCAAGGCGTATGGTTATAGTTAACAGTAATTTCTTGTCCTCTTTTTAAAGGTTTCTGAGTCCTAACATACCATCCCATATCAAATAGTTCTCCCTGATATGCATCTAAACATTGACCATCATGCCAATACAAATATGCTGTTGGATTATATGAATGATTAATAAAGGATCCAAATTCGGGTGTTACATAAGGAATACAATAGCACCGAAAAGCTATTCCTAAACCAACTATTTCATCATCTTTAAGATTACGAGATGCGATCACGCCTTTTCCATGTATTTTGGAATCTCCTATATAATACGTTTTATCGACGTTAGACACCATCTTAAGTTTAACATATATTTATCTTCATTAGGTGACACAAATATTTTGGTTTGTGTCAGAGTTTCATTATATCATGTAAATTATGTCCAATTTATTTAGAATCAAAGGTCTGTTGAGAGTACTTGTACTTAACTAAATCCTTTCTTAGTTATGGTATTAGTTATATCACTCATTCCAGGTAACTGCGTCGTAAATTGTGTTTGAGTCGTGTAAAAAGCATATTTACGGCCTTGTCTATGAAGTATATAATCCAAGTTTTTCCCTATGCCTCTAGGACATTTGATTTTTAACAAATTTAATACCTTAAGATGCTCCTTTGAGAATATAATACAGTGAGCTAACCCCACTCCTAGAAACACTCTTATACCAGGATATTTAGTTTCTATTTCGAGTCGCTTAAAATCAAAAGATCCCAAAAATCCATTACGTATTAGCCTGTGAAAGTTAAATCTTGGGGGTAATTTTGCATGATGCATATACAATGCTGCATATTTCTCGGATAATAAGAATTTTTCGATTATATTGTACATTGTGTCTGGTATATCTCTAATGACACAATCATCTTCCAGTATCATACAGTTCTTTTCAACATTTTTAAAAGCCTCTTTATAACAGATTAAATGAGATATAAAACATGCTATTACAGTAGGATTTAATGGTTCGCTATTTAAATTATTATAAAAAATACCATTTAACCTTTTTTTATCTAATAAAGACAGTTTAGGATATCTTATTGGTATAAAATAACAAACTTTTTGAATTCCTATTCTTTTTAAATTTTCATGTAATATTAGTCTTCTATCATCACGATGTTCTAACGAAATTACATACACTTTTTCTATGAAATTCCATTTAACATTCTCAACTTCGAAAAGATTATTGGTTTCTATGAAATAACCCATATATACACCATTATATATCACATCCTTCTTAGTTTTATAGTCAAATTATTATAAAAATCTATTTATCTTTATTCAAATACGGTAAATAAAAAAATTGAACATATTATCGTAATACGTAAACCGTCTTCACGCTTAACGCAGCTGATTTTAATGATCTATCCAATCTTTTTAGTTCTGTGGCTATCCTTCGTTTCTAGTCTTGTCTTTCGCAAGGATGAATTCTCAAGTACATGGATGGGTGAACCTAGAATGAAGTGTATTGGTGGTACTGCTAGAAATGTATCTGGTGAAATTCAATCTATCGAATGTAAAAAACATATATCAAAAAATGCAACTGAGACCTGGCTCTGTGAAGCTCTGGATGGCATGCCAGATGACACGAGTTTTGGGAAATGCATCGTAAACTGTGATGGCAATGCATGTATCCTTAGATACTACCTAGATTTTGATGAAATAGAAAAGTCACCATCAGAAAGACTCGAAGAATTATTTGCTGAACTTAACAAACTGACTGGTCTCACGCGCATTAAGACTCAAGTTCGGGAAATAGCTAATCTTATAACTATGCAAAAAATACGTACAGAACATAATCTTCCTACCCTCATGGGTAATCAACACTTAGTATTCGTGGGAAATCCCGGTACTGGTAAGACCATGGTCGCTCGTCTTCTTGCTTCTATTTACCATGAACTTGGCTTACTCAGTAAGGGACATATGATAGAAACTGATAGATCCAAGCT